TGGAGAACGGGGAGACGGACGACGGCATCCTCGGGTTGTTCGTCAACGGCACGCGGCAGAACATGTACAACTCCCTCACCAACGGCAACGCCCGCGACATCGCCCTTCAGGCGGTGAGCAACGCGGCCAACGCGACCCTCGTGTTCGCCTTCTGCGGAGGTCCAGAACGTGACTTCACCCCGGCGCACGGGGAGACGCTGATCCAGCAGGCGAGCGCCGGAGCCGCCACGACGACGACCATCTGCCACGGCTACAAGGTCGGAGGTGCGGTGGTGACCGGAACCACATGGTCGGGGACGAGCGTCTCCAACGGGATCGGGGGCATCGAGATCCGCGCCGCCGGGGTTCCTCAGCCGAAGATCTCCCAAAGCGTTCTTACCGCGAGCTTCGACAACACCGACTCACTCACGTACACGACGGCTTCGATAAGCCCCACGGCGAACACGGGCCTGATCCTCGCGTTCTGCGCCAATCGCTCCGCGGGGGGAGGGCCGCAGGTTCCTACCTTGTCCGGGGGTCCGTCCGTTTCGTGGACGCAGGAAGCGGACGTGACCTCCAACACGATCGCGACCCCCAACTCCCGCCTCACCGTCTGGTCGGCGCAGTCCGGGGATGCGCCGGGTTCGGGGGCGATCACGTTCACCACGGTTACGAACGTGGACATCTGCGCGGTGTGGGCGGTGATCGAGATCAGCGGTCAGAACGTCACCGACTTCGTGCTCCAGCCGACCACGAACCGCGCCGACGCCGGGGCCAACCCCTCGGTCACGCTCGCGGCCTTCGGCAACACAGCCAACGGGACCTTGGGGCTCTTCAACTACGACGCCGCCGTCCTCGGGGAATCCACGGGTGAGGGTGCGGGATTCCTCCGGATCGTCAAGCAGACCGCCACCGTCCCGTCCAACACGCTCGCGGTTCAGTTCCGCAACTCGAACGATACGAGCGTCGACCAGACCGCCACGTCATCGGACTGGGCCGCGGTGGCGTTGGAGCTCGTGGCATCCCTCGCCCCGCCGATGCTGGAGACGCCGGCCCGCACGACGTGGCCCGCGATGCGGGACTTCGACGCGTTCACCCTGACGGGGTGGAGATGAGCTGGCGCTTCTACACCTGGCGCCCGAAGTTCATCCCGTCCACCACGGCGTCGGGGAACATCACCGCGGTCCTTTCACCTGGTGCGTTGACGTTCCAAGGCCAGACCCTCAACTCGATCATCACATCCCAGCTGACCCCCGGAGCGTTGACCTTCACGGGGCAATCCCTGAACGCGACCATCGCGATCGTCTCCACGCTCACCCCTGGGGCGTTGACCTTCACCGGGCAGAGCTTGAACGTCGTCCGGACCTCCCAGCTCACCCCCGGAGCCTTGACCTTCGGCGGGCAGACCCTCAACGGGGTGGTCGGGCAGATCGCCACCTTGACCCCCGGCGCGTTGACCTTCACGGGGCAGGCACTCACTTCGCTCATCACGTCGCAGCTCACCCCCGGAGCGTTGACGTTCTCAGGTCAGACCCTCACGACATCGGTGGCGGTGATCGCAACCCTGACCCCTGGCGCCCTGACGTTCTCCGGGCAGAGCTTGAACATCGTCCGTACGTCGCAGCTCACCCCCGGGAACGTGGCGTTCGGCGGGCAGAGCTTGACCACGTCGACCCTGCGGACGGCGACGATCACCCCAGGGGCCTTGACGTTCCAGGGCCAGAACCTCGCGATCACCCTGTTCCTGAACGTCGCCCTGTCCCCCGGGTCCCTCGCCTTCGCCGGTCAGATGTTGGGCGCCTCCAGCCTCTCAGGAGACCTCGTGGTGGTAACCCTGGTCGGACCGCGCACCGCAGGCGCTCCGTCCGGCAGCGTGGCCGTGGTGACGCAGGAAGGCCCTTCCACGGCCGGCGCCCCTTTTGGTTCTGTTCTGGTCACGTCGAAAGTCGGCCCGTGAGGCTAGCGAACGCCTGTTCGGTGGGGGATAATCCAAATGTACGTTCTCCACGACCGGCAGCGCAGCTCGAGGAGGGCTAGATGGCAACGCCTGGCATCAGCGGGAACTTCGCCCAGGTAGAGGCAGCCCTTGCCGCCATCGCCCTCCGCGTGGAAGCCGCGAACGAAGCGGTCGAGGAAGCCGCCGCCGAGGTCGTGAAGGTCGCCGCTGCCCAGCTCGCCCCCAAGCTGACCGGGCACATGGCCGCGTCGGTGGATGAGGAGGGCGGCAAGATCGTGGTCGACACACCGTACGCCGGCTACGTCGAGTACGGATCCCGCCACAACAAAGCGCAGCCGTTCCTACGGCCTGCCAAGGCACAGTCCGAGCCAGTCGTGCGCCAAGTCGCCGAGCGCATCTACACGGTGGCGACTCGATGACGGGCGGCGTGCACCGCGGCTATGGGCCGGTGACGCCAATCGACCGGGAGGCCTTGGCGTATGCGGCTGGCGTGTTCGACGGGGAAGGACACGTTCGATGCAAGACCAACGGGAAGCCCGGCAATCCGGCGGTCGCGCTGTCCGTCTCACAGGGCCATCCACAGATGCTAGAGCGTATGGCTGCGGCGCTCGGAGTTGGCAAGGTTTACGGGCCACGTCCGTGGTCCTCCAAGAACCCCAAGCCATCTTGGTGGTTCGGTACGGCTCAGCGTGACGCGGTTCACCGCATCTGCTGGATGTTGTGGCCGTGGCTGAGTGATCCGAAACGTCAGCAGTTCCATCAGGCGTTCGGGAAGTTCCATGCGATGAACGCCGCGAGAAGCGTTGGGAGGTAAGGAGCTTGACAAAGTATAGGGGCTTCGAAATGACGTGGGGTCGCGCGACGACCTCGGGGTTTGGCACGGTGGCGACCATCACGCAGGTCCGCGAGGTCACGCCGGGGTTCGGTTCGGAGCGGGCGTTGTTCGACGCCTCCGCCTACGGCGACCAGTGGAACGACTACCTCAGCCTGCAGCAGGACGGCGTGGACATGTCGATGACGGTCCTCTGGGATCCGGCCGACGCGGTTCACCTGCTGCTAAAGACGGACCAGGAAACCCCGGCCAACAACACCTGGATCAAGGCCACGCACACCCCATCGGGCAAGGCGTACAACATCACGACCGTTCCGCACGGGCTCAGCTGGCAGTCCGCGAGAGACGGCGGGGTCGAAGCCGTGTTCATGCTCAAGATCGTGAACCCCGGAGTGGTGATGGTCTGATGGCGCTGCTCACGGTTCAGCCCATCACCGGCGCCGCCGCGATCACGCCGACCTACGTGGCGGTGTCCGCGTCGGATACGTTCGCGATGACGTCGGGGCATTCGTACCTGCTCCACGTGAAGAACGCAGGCGGCTCCCCGGATACGGTCGTTATCGACGACCCGATCAACACCGACCCCGGCTCCGCCGCGGCGTTCAACCCGGACATGTCCGTGTCCGTGACGAACGCGCAGGAACGGATGTTCAAGCTCAGCCCGGCGCGGTTCAAGAACGCCTCTACGGGGCTGTGCACGATCACCCATTCGTTCACGACGTCGGTTACCTGCGCGGTCTTCTTGGTGGAGGTCTGATGCCAACCGCGAAGAAGGCCACCGCCAAGAAGCCCAAGGCGGAGCCCAAGGGACCAGAGGTCGACGGGTTCGAGGTCAAGGAGTACGAAGGGCTCGACCTGCTCGTCTGCGAGCGGTGCGGGTTCGACACGTTCGACGTCGGATCCGCCAAGGCGCACGGCAAGGAACACGAGCGAACCGACGCCGACGCAGCGACCGTCGTCGAGCTCACCGAGAACCTGGCATCTCTCGCCCAAGTGACCGAGGAGGAAGAATGAGTGACCTGAGGGCGGCGATCCTCGCATCCGACGACCTCCCGCGGGAGGCGGTCGACGTTCCGTGGGACCTGGGAGGGGCGAAGCTCTACGTCCGGGGACTGACCGGGACGGAGAAGGACCGTTGGGTGGCGCGGACCATGCCCTCCGGCGAGTTCGCCTGGACCAACAACCTCACCGCCGAGCTCGTGGCGATGACGCTGGTGGACGAGGACGGGGTTCGCGTGTTCACCGACGACGACGCCGACGCGGTAGGGCGCAAGGGCGCGGCCACCTTGTCGATGTTGTTCGAGGTCGCCATGCGCCTGTCCGGGCTGTCGGAGAACACGGCCGAGGTGGTGGAACAGAGTTTCGCGAACGGCCAGAGCTTGCCTTCCACCATCGGCTAGCCCTGGCCTTGGGTCGCACGGTTGAGGAGGTGGGCCGGATGCCCGCGTTATCCATCGCACGCTGGGCTGAGTTCGAGGCTGACTTCGGGCCGCTCACGATCCAAGAACGGATCGATGCCGCCATAGCCCACATCACCTACACCGTCCACGCGACGGCCGGCGGGAAGGAACCGCCTGAGAAGTTCGCCCCGCAGTGGCGCCGCCGCATGGAATGGACGGATGAGAACATCTGGCGCTGGCTGGATGCCATAGCGAAGAAGGACGACTGATGGCCATCCCCCCGCTGGTACTGCGGATCTACGCCGACTCCTCCGGGGTTCGGGCCGGGGTTGCCCAGACCCAGCGCCAGGTCGGCGGGCTCAAGCAGAGCATCAGCCAGAACTCCGCTTTGATCAAGACGGCGATCGTCGGCGGGGTCGTGTTCGGGCTCAAGGCTTCGGTCGACGCGGCGCGGGAAGCCGCTACCGCGCAGCTCAAGCTGCAGAACTCGATCGCTAACAGCGCGGTCGTATCCGCGGGCGCCGGAAAGGCGTTCACCGAACAAGCGAATGCCTTGCGCGACCTGACCGGCGTGGACGATGAGGCGATCATCGGCGCTCAGTCGTTCCTCGTTCAGATGGGCTTGACCGAGGACCAGATCAAGTCGCTCACGCCGCTGATCGTGGACCTTTCCGTGAAGATGGGGATCGACCTCACCACCGCGGCGAAAGCGGTCGGGAAGTCGGTCAACGGCACCACCGGCGGGCTGATGAAGATGGGCGTCATCGTGGACACGACCAAAGCCAAGACGGACGCCTACGGGGCTACGCTCGATGCGTTGGGGGTGGCTCAGGGCTTCGCCGCGAAGCAAGCCAAGCTCGAACCGTGGAAGCAGCTCGGAGCGCAGTTCGAGGAGCTCCTGGAGGTCGTCGGTGAGGCGATCCTTCCCACCCTGCGGAGTCTGACGAACGTCCTACGGGTGATCCTGCCCGTCGTCCGGAGGCTGGGGCCGTACCTCGTGGCTGCTGCGACGGGGCTTGCGTTGTGGTGGACGGTGGGGAAAATCGGGGCGCTCGCGGGGGCCATCAGCTCCACGTCCACGGCGATGACCGCGCTCGGTGTAGCGTCCCTGTCCGCGGCTGGTCCCCTCGGCATAATCGCTGGGCTCATCGCCGGGGTCGTGGTCCTCGAAAGCTCATCCTCCTCGGCGTTGGAACGTCAGACGGCGGCGCTCGTGTTGCTGGGATTCAGCGCCAAGGAAGCCGGGCAGATGATCGAGGACGAGTTCAGTGCGTCCCTGAAGAAGGTTCCCGGCGACCTACGCACCGCGAACATGGCGGTCTACGACATGGTCCAGGCCCAGGAGCGCGGCGCCGAGGTGGCGCAAGGCTGGGCCATGCGCCAAGCCGCGGTAGCCGACGCCGCGAAGAAGGCCGGTCAGGCGATCAAGCGGTTCGCGGGCATGACCGCCACCGAGCTCAAGACCTGGGGTGCCGAGGTACGGGAGCGGGTCGGCGGCGTGAAGGCCGTCCTCGACGAGCTCGCGGAGAAAGCGCACCTCACCGCCGACAAGGTCATCCGTGCGTTCCAACGGCAGATCCGAGCTCAGCTGGAGTTCGAAGAGAACTTCAAGGCCGTCGCACGCCGCGGGGTCCCCGAGGAGATCCTCCTCCAGATCACGGACATGGCAGACGGCGGCGCGGCGATGCTCGACCTACTGGCGCACACGTCGAAGGCGAAGTTCGACAAGATCATCGCGCAGTTCGAGCGGGTCGGTGATACGGCGCCGAAGGTCAACGTCTGGATCCAATCCATCATCGACCAGTTGAACAGCATCCCGACCAACATCGGCATCACCATCGGAGGGGTCGGCGGCGACTTCAGCAATCCCAAGTTCAAGGCGATCGGAGGGCCGGTCAGCGCGGGCATGCCGTACATCGTGGGCGAGCACGGCCCGGAGTGGTTCATCCCCAACACGAGCGGGAAGATCCTCCCCAACGGCCAGAACCCCGCGGCGCCGATGGGTGACATCACCATCCCGGTCTACCTCGGCGACGAGATCCTCGAGCGCGTCGTGGTCAAGGGCCTGGACCGAGCGCGGCGGAGAACCTGATGGGCGTCCTCCAACTCCTCGGCCCCGACCAGACGACGGTCCTGTGGGACTTCGATGATTCAACGGGAGCGGCGAACCCGTCCACCGTGATCACCAACCTCGGCGCCGACCTGGATATGGGAACGCTCCCGCCGGCGTTGTCCACGTTCGCCTCCTCCGACTTCGGCGCTACGCCCCTGGGCTACACGAACCCTCCGGTCGAGATGACCATCCCGTTCATGGCGTCGGCCACTTCGGACGACAACCTGTGGGCCGGGCTGGGACAACTCGCCCGCTACCTGGGCTCGATCTCGGTCATGCACCCGCTCTACCTGAAGTGGACGGAACTCACCGAGGTCCGCTACATCGACCTGATCGGCGTCCTCGAGATGCCTCAGCTCCTGCGCGGCCAGCGTGCCGGCAGCCTGATCGCGGGCCGGAAGAACTCCCTCGGGCCCATCGGGCTGAAGCTCCTACGTCAGCCGTGGATGCGCGGCCCCACGGTCACTTCCTCCGCGGTGACGGTTCCGAACGACCCCGCTACCTCGACCAAGGTCAGGGTATTCCCGCTGACCGTGACTGGTGACCTCCCCACCCCGGGGAAGATCCAGGTCGAGATGGACGCCGGCTCCACGGTGGAGCGGGTGATGATCGGCCACAGGGCTAGACAGTCCAGGGCCTCAAGCTTCTTCGCCGACTACCTGAGTGATACGGGGTTCTTCCAATGCGAAGCGACGGGGAGGAGCTGGACCATCACGCTCGGAACCGACGTCACCGCGGTCGACCCGACGGAGGACGGCTCCCCCGGCTCGGGGTCCTCCGTGGCCCGCGTGGCAACCGCGGGGGGTTCGGTAGGGGTGATGACGCGGCGCGTCCGCGCTACACGGACGACGAAGCTCGACTCACTCAGGGGGTCATGGCGACCACAACTCAGATGCAAGGCGGACGGGGCGGGCAGGTGGGAGATCCAGATGCGCTGGGGACCGTCGACCGCCGATCCGGTGGCGTTCTCCAACGACATCGTGGTGCATGACACGAGCCTCAGTGGAACGCCTGCCACGTTCGGCTACGTGGAGCTCGATATGGGGCGGGTCTACTTCCCGGACGTCATCGCGCTTGGAGGGTTGGCGATCGAGATATGGGCCATGCGGACATCGGGGACGGGGAACCTCGACCTCGACTTCGTCTGGTTCACGCCGGCGATGGACCTCGCGACCGTGGTCGTGCCGGGGGCGACGGTGGAGACGTTCGCCGCTACGGCCCTCAGCGAGGTGGCCTCACCCGTCACCAGCCCCGGCGCGGGTACGGAAGCCTCGATCTCCGGGAGCCGACGACGCTTCGCGGACGTGGGGGACAACGCGGGGACCGCGCCGAACACGGGGACCCTCTACGCTGCGGGGCGGCACCGGTTCGTCTTCGACATCGCGGGGACCTCGGGGGGTACGGCGACCTGCAAGCTGAACGTCCGCAACATCACCGACGCCGCCGACGCCGTCTCCCGTACGGGGGTTAGCATCCCGATCAACTCGCGAGCGAACTACCTGCTGGAGATGGACCTTCCTTCGGGAACGAACGCGACGACCGACCTCTATCAGGCCCAGGTCGATGATCCGGCCACGGCGACCATCGACCTCTACTCGATCTCACACGAATATCTCCCCGCGCTCGCATCTGGTGAGGCGGTTCGGACGGACCCCGGTGAGAGGCAGGCGGTGGACCGGCTGGATTCCTCCGACAACCTCGCCGGGTACCTCGCGATCGAGGGACAGATCCCCGCGGTGCTCGAGCCGGGTGACAATCACATCATGGTCCGCGCCGACGAGATCCCCTTGGCCCTCTACGAGGAGCCGCAGAACAAGCTGGCCCGCACCCCGACGGTCACCGTGGTTTACGACCCCCGCTATGCACTGTGACAGGTGAGCCCGAGATGGAGCGATGTCGCAGAAGCGAGGAACCGCCTACCGCTCCAGAGCTCCATCGTGGTTACAGAGGCTGGATAGCGCCGCATCCGATGCGCGCCGGCCGGGACGACCAGGGTGGCCGACGTCCAGCCCCGTTGGTACAGGTCGACCTCTACCACCACGGGCGCGGCAGTGCGGTTCCATATGCGAACGTGGTAGGTGCGATCCCCGCAGCTCGGACGACGGATATCAGCGCGGAGCGATGGGTGGGCGCTCGCGGCCAAGGTAAGCACGGTCAGAACGGCGACGATGATCTTCATGGCCCCACCATGGACCTGGTCGGCGTAGCGGTCAAACCGTGAGTACGCGCTTCTACCTCCGGGCAGCCGAGGTCCCGTCCGTTTCCCCCGCCTTCCATACGGCATGGGATTCCACCGTGGGCGCGGTGCGACGGACGATGTACACGACCAAACTCGCGGGGGACACGGTCACTTCCGCGTCCAGTTCTCAGGGGGGACCGGGCGACCAGATCCTGATCGCGCAGTTCGTCAGCCTGCCGCTGGATCCCGGCACGACGCTCGCGAGCGGCGGCGCCACGGCTAAGGCGATGACGTTCTGCCTGGAGGGGAACGGGAACGACGACCTGATCGACTGCGCCACGGCCCGGGTCTGCTCCCAGGACGGGACGACGATTCAGCACGAGCTCTACGGAAGCTCGCTCATCTCTGGGCAAGGCAGCGGGGAGTGGCCCTTCACGGGGTTCCCGGCTCAGTCCAGGAGCTTCATCGGCGGGGTCACATCCGGGACCTATGTCACGCAGTCGGGCGACCGGCTCGTCCTGGAGCTTGGCTACGAGGTGGGTGGAGCGGCGATCCCGGGAGTCGCTGGAAGCGTGCGCATCGGCTCCGACTCGACCGGGGTGGACGTCTCCTCGGACGGGGACACGTCACTTACCAAGCTCGGCTGGTTCGAAACGAGTGCCGGGGTGACCTTCTTCGCCCCGCTCAACCCCGGGGGTTGGGGAACGTGGGGGGTCGGGAGGAAGACGCGGATCGCCTGGACCGTGGACGGGCGTACCGCTTCGCTGATGGATTGGCAGGCCGACGCGGCGGCGGACTGGGGCGACCGTACCCTGACCGGCTCGGTTCCTGAGTCGGTGAGCTGGGCGGAAGAAGGAGCCCCGATCGTCGGCTGGAGATCCACGGACGATGCGATGTGGTCGGGGACCTTGGAGACGGTGCGCCTCGAGGACGACCTCCTGAAGGTCCGGGCCTACGGTGGGGCGGAAGCGCTGATGCGGAATCAGACGCGGATGTTCTACCGCATCGACGGCGCGGATCGGTGGTCCGACTCGGAGACGGACCCGCACTCCTATAACAACTCGGAGAAGTTCGACGTGACCCTCGGACGGGGTCACATCATGTGGAAGGTCGGCGACGGGGACACCGCCTACGCGGTGGGGAACCAGTCCGCCGTGGTCCTGTGGGTGGAGGGCGGGTTGATCACGCGCTACTCGATCCAGGTGGAACCGGACATCAACTTCGCCAACCTCGAGGTGGAGACCCACAACGCGACCGGCCCGTCCGGTTCGAGAACCCTCGAAGGAACGCACTCCCTCGCGGCGATCGGCGGAACCCCGACCACGTACGCCCGGACCCTCACCACCCCGGCGGACCTGCTGAGCCTGCGGATGATCGCGGACGGAGCGTTCACGCCGGCGGCGCGGCACCGCGTGAAGGTCAACGCGATCAAGGTCTACGGGCGGACGATAGACGATGCGTTCTCCATCTCCGAAGTCGTTGAGGACGTGGCCGGGGTAGCGGGACTGGTGGACGCGGGGATCACGGCCAACACGACCGCGGCCCTGCCCCTGGATTGGAACGAGGACCTACCCGGGCTTCTTTCCTACATGGCCGAGTTAGCCGATTGGCGCTGGCTGGTAACCCACGACGGGCTGAGCTTCGGACCTTTCGCCAAGACCTGGGAGGCGTTCACGTCGGCAGACGCCACCACGGCCCTGGAGCCGGAGCGCCGGTACAACCGGGTACGGGTGCCCTACCGAGCCGTTAGCGGGGCGCTCAGGACCTCAGAAGGGGTCCCTAGCGTCGACCCCTTCCCCGATGAGCGGGTGACCTGGGTCGAGGAGCTGGAGGACCCCCAAGCCGATTCGACCCTGGCCGATGCGTTCGCCCAGGCCCAGGCGGACTACTTCGCCTCCGCCCGCTTGCGGGGTTCGCTCACTCCCGTCAGGGTCCGTTACCGCGGGGAGATCCGGACCCCGTACGACGTGCGGGCCGGCGACCTCTTGTCCATGCCCGACCTCGCCCCGGAGATCGGAGCGCAGCGGATACAGACCGTCACCTACCGACCGGGGGAGAATGTGACGGTGGAACTCGGCGCGGGGTTCAACGTCGTCCGCACCCTGGCGGAGATCGAACGGGACCGGCCTCGACGCAGACGACGCAGACGTCCCACGAGGGGGCCGACATGACCGTGGTGATCACGGACGGCTGGCTGACCGGCTCCCTGCCTGATGACACGGGCAGAGAGTGGCCCGTCGTCCAACGCCGGCAGGAATCCTCACGGGGTCCCTTGGTCGGCGTGCCGAACCTCTGCCTGCACACGACGGAGACCTCGAGCTACGTGCAACGTCTGAAGTTCCCGTCACAATGGCAGTGCGGCGAGGGGCAGATCGGGCAGCACATCCAACTCGGGCTCGCCGGGGATGCGGTGAACACATGGGATTCAGTCCTCCAGCAGATCGAGATGGTCGGTCACTCCCAACTCGGACGTTGGCTCCCGGAGGAAGGGACCCTCGGCCCCGTGGTTGCGTTGACCGCGTGGTTGCACAAGACGCTCCGCATCGCGACGGGGCTCAAGCGGCCCGCGCCGTGGCCCGTCGTCGTGGACCAGCTCCCCGCGGCCACCACGGATTACTACCGCCGCCACGCCGGGGTGTTCCCGCAGACCCAGGGGGTCTACGGGCACATCGAGATCCCGGACAACTCGCATTGGGACCCGGGGGGATTCAACTACCCGCGGTTCTTCGCCCGCGTTCAGGACGCGATCGGACTGGAGGATGAGGTGGGGATAGAACAGGACATCATCGAGGGTTCCAAGGCTGGTAGGGACGCGGCATTGGGAGCGGACCCGCCCGCGGCCAAGCCGGCCATCTGGAAGTGGGCGTTCAACGAGGCTCAGCGCATCCGTAAGGCGGAGACGAAGCCGCCTCCCGGGGTTCCGGGGCCGCACGAGCACGAGGTCCTGGGGAAGGCGAAGTGACCAACACGCTCGCCATCGCGCTCGTGGTCGCGGTGATCGGGCCGGTGATCTTGTCCCTGCTGACGGGCCGGCAGCGGCGCCGGGAGAAGATCCTGGACTGGGCGCGGGAGGATGAGGTCGCGAGGAAGGCGGCGCAGGTCGCCCAGGACCTCCGCGACTCCCAGAGGTCGACGGACTTCCAGCTCGAGCGGATCCACACGCTGGTCAACTCGAACATGACGGCGCAGATGGAGGACAGCCTCGCGTCGAAGAAGGCCGAGCTCGCGGCGCTCCTCGAGGTCGCCGACCTCAAGCGGGCCGCGGGGGTTGAACCTTCGTCCACGGCGCTGAGCACGATCAACCTCATCAAGTCCGACATCGCACGGAAGGAAGCAGAGCTTGCAGACCGGCTAGCTGCCACGAAGAAGGCAGCCGCCCCCGAGGAGGCGGATTGATCACGGTAACCCTCTTGTTCCCGAACGGACGGACGAAGGACGTCGCCCTGTACGGGGTCCCCCGGACGGGCGACCGCATCGACCTGGACGACGGGCCGGGGCAACCCTCGCTCGTCGTGGAGCAGGTGACCTGGACCGAAGGCGCGAACGATCCTCCCGACCCGCAGGTGGTCGTAAGCGTTCGGCCCCGACCCGAGTAGGAGGTAGACATGTTCGGATTGCTCGCGTTCTTGTGCATCGTCATCGGTTTCGTGGTCGGCGGGTTCGACCTGAAGTTCATCGTCGGCCCGCTTGAGTGGTTCGTGGCCGCGATCGCGTTCAGCGTGCTCACGGTCGAGGTCCCCAAGCTTCCGGGGAGGGGCGAGTGAACGCCGTCGAGAAGGTCCAGCAGCGGCCCGCAGAGACGGCGGCGCCCGCGGTTTGGGTAGCCGTGTCCGGGGTGCTCATCGCGTTCGGCTTGGACCCGGAGAAGGCCGCAGCCGTGGCCGGGCTCCTCGGGGTGCTCACGCCGCTCGTGGTCACGTTCTTCGTGGCGCGGAGCCGCACAAGGGCTTGACAAGTTCCTTGCGTAGGTCCACCATGTCCCCATGACCTACGAACCAGGACCACGCCGCGCCCTAGTCCTCGAGCTCCACAAGCAGGGCCGCACTCCTCGGGAGATCGCGGCCCTGCTCAACCTTTCTACGGAGCGGGTTCACCAGCATCTGAGGGCGCTCGAGCAGCGCGGCCTCCTCAAGCGGGAGCGGTCGGCATGAGGCTCTGCGTCGGCTTCACCTTCTGCGACAACGCCGCCGACATCTTCTACAAGGGCGAGGCCCTCTGCGGCGGCTGCGCCAACCGCAAGTACGGCTCCTCGGTCGGCCTCCTCGCTGCGATCCAGCTTCAAGAGGTCCGCGGACCGGACCCTTCCGGCGCGGCCCTAGGGAGCGGTCCTCCATCCGTTCCCGTCCTCGCGGCGGGGCCATTGCAAGCGGCTTCGGTCGATGCAGTGAGCCCCGCCGCACCCTTCGCCGACTACCTCCTGAGCGGTGAGTGGACCTTGGGCGACGTGGAGTTCCTGACCGAGCTTTACGAGCGGGGCGAGCGATGAGCCGCGACTTCATACGCGGCCTAAGCGTCGGCCTGCTGATCTCCGCGGCCCTGTGGATCGGCGTCATCTACCTCGTGAAGTGGTGGATCGGATGACCGACCCCGACGTCTGCCAGCCGATCCGTAAGCCGTTCCCCTCCGGCGTGGCATGGGCTCACTCCCGCTCCTGCCCGTCGTTCCCCGGCCAGAAGATCTCCGCCGACGCGCCGTGGCACCACGAGCCCGAGCGGGTCTGCGTCTACGGCAACCGCGCCTGCTTCCCGGTCACCGCCGTCCTGCTCGGCTTGGACGTGGAGCCGGGCCTGTACCACTCCCTAGCCTGCCCGGTGAGCCCCGGCGTGCGGATCGACCTCAAGGAATACGCTAAGGGTCGCTCGTGGCCCCCGCGTGGGAAGGTGCGGGGCTGATGCCGTTCAACCTTGACGACTACGAGCCGGTGGAGGACCGCCTACGGGCCTTCTGGAAGGACCACCCGATGGGCCGCATCTCGACCGAGCTCGTCTACAGCAGCGGCGAGGGCTACTTCATCGTCAAGGCGTCCGTCTGGCGCGGCATCGACAACGCGACCAAGCCCGCCGGCTCAGACGTCCCCCCCGGTGCCACGGGCTACGCCCAGGAGGCCGTCACCGATCGCGGCGTCAACGCCACGTCGGCCTTGGAGAACTGCGAAACGTCCGCGATCGGTCGCGCCCTAGCGAACCTCGGCTACGCCGCCAAGGGCAAGCGACCGAGCCGCGAGGAGATGGCTTCGGCGTCGAGCCCGCCCCAGGTCACACCCGGAGACGGCACGAGCGGTCGGGATGGGGCCGAAGATGTGGGAGCAGGGAAGGCATTAGGGGAAGGTGCCGACCCTGCTCCCGCTTCACCCCAGACGCTCGTGATGAACGAGGGCGACGTGACCCTGAAGGCGGGTGAGTCGATGAAGCTCGGCGTTGCGGAAGCTCAGAAGTGGATGGACGAGTTCCACCCAGGGAAGCCGCATCGGATGAAGCAGTCCGACACGGTTCCGAAGCTCCTGTACTGCACCCAAGGCAACGGCAAGTGCCCCTACGCCGTGGAGGTGGCTAACGCATGAGACCCGCCCCGTTGTCCGTGCGATTCAGGCGGCACGTTGATCGCGACGGTCCCGGCGGCTGCTGGTTGTGGACCGGGGCCACGTTCTCAAACGGCTACGGCCACATCCGGGACGAGGGGCGCGACCTCTTAGCGCACCGCGTGTCCTGGACGATCTACCGCGGACGGATCCCTGAGGGGCAGGTGGTCTGTCATCGGTGCGACGTCCGCGCATGTGTGAACCCGGCGCATCTGTTCCTAGGAACGCAGCGAGCAAACATCATCGACGCCGTGGAGAAGGGCCGCATCTCCCGCTGGTCCGACAAGCTCGCACGGCCTGACCGCGATCCAGCCACTGGCCGATTCAGGAGGACAGCATGAGCGTGAGCACGGTACGGCATTGCGATTATTGCGGCGGCGCCGAGGTCCAGAACGACGCCGACCGCTGGCGCATCCTCGAAGCGAAGGACGGCACGCCGGCGCAGGACGTCTGCCCGGTCTGCGTCGCCCGGATGCGGCGCGGTTCCGACGCGGAGCGCGTGAGGTTCTACGGGGCTGCCAACGCCGGCCTTGTCCCGTTGGGGCGCCGCGTGGTGGAGGTGGACGGCCCGGACAACGTGAAGCGCCGGATGCAGAAGGTGTACGGCATATGACGCCGCTCGCGTGGCTCCTCATCGGCTTCTGGTGCGGCGTCGCCTTCTCAGCCGTCGCCACCGTGGTCATCACCCACGCCCGTAGGGCCGAGGCTTGGGGGGAACGGCTCGCGGACTACGCCGACGCCTTGGATGAGCCGGTTTGGGAAGGCCCGTCATGGGACCGCTACTTCGAATCGGACTCCGCGGACCTTGAGCCGGTTCGTCGGGTCGCGCCGCAGGTGATCGTGAGGCGGGGCTACCCCGGACGGCGTTTGCCGAACTGGGACGCCCCCACGGGCCCGCCGTCGTGACCGCCACCGACCTCGACCTCGCCGCCATGACGACATGGCGTGCCTACGTCCGAACCCCGCCGCGTCCCAGCCCGAAGCACCGTGAACCCGCCGACCGAACGGCGCGGGACATGGCCCGTGAAGCCGCGCTCCGAGCCGAGGACCGCGAGGAGATCAAGCGAGCCGCGAAGGCTGCGGCGGTCGCCGTGATGGAGCGGTGGGAGAGGACGAGGGGATGAGCGAACTGGAGCGGTTCTACGAGATGATCGCCGCCGACCTCAACTCCACGCGGGAGGACCTCGACTGGCTCTACGCGAGGGGTGAGTCCATCGGCGAGATCCTGAACCCGATCCGAGAGGCCCAGGCCGCAACGGCGCACCGCCTGAAGGAGCTACGGGAATCGCTGAGGGCCGGCCCGTGAGGACCGGCCCCCCGCTTTCCTCCCGTAGGAGGCTTGAAACGGGCCGCGTCGAGGCGTACCCTGCGTTTGGTGATGAACGCAGGGTCAGAGTACCCCACTCCGCCGACACGCACAAAGACCTGCTCGTACTGCAAGCGCGGCGGGTTCGTCTGGTACTTCACGAAGGGCCACCGCTGGATGCTCGCGGAGCCCAAGCCCCGCACGCTGATCCCGGACCCGAAGAAGGTTCACATCTGTCCCGTACTCGCCGAGCGGAAGGCCCGTGCGGTGATCCACCAGAAGTCCTACAAGCCGAGCACCTGGCGACGAGGGAAGTCCCCCGGAAGCTACGGCTGAGGCCCGGAGAGGCCGCACAACCTCTCCGGGTTGACCACTTGACGGAGGGCCTGCGGCAAACCCGGAATCGAAGAAACGGTGCTTTCTATCAAGTCGGATATGGGGGTAGGGGAATGATGTACAGACAGGGATGGGTTCGGGTCGTCGGTCGGAACGTGCGGGTCGGCGTCCTTCGTCAGCCGTTGTGCTGGCTCACGGATCACCGCTACCTCACGCACGAGGGCATCGAAGCATGCGACCGCTGCGGGAAGTTCGTGGCATGGGCGACGAAGCCATGAAAGGCCAAGGCGGGTCGCTACGCTCCCCGGCTTCGAAGAGACAAGACAGACGACCAACGCCGGACGAGCTCTACCTCGCCCAGAAGCTCAACGGCGACGCCTTCGATGAAGAAGTCACCCCCGGACACCGCATCACGATCCCAGCGATCCAGAAGTGGAACGTGTTGTACGGCGTGGAACGAACCACCGCGGCGCTCCGAACGGCGTGGGGCTTCCCGCCGCTCCTGGGGATAGACAACCCGTTCTCCTACGTCGCCGCGATCCTGAAGGCGGAGCGATGATCGACAACCCCGCCGAAGACGACCACATCGAGGACCGCCCCTCAGGACCGTGGATCAGCTTCCATGACTGGTACATGCTCCAGACGGCTGAGATGCAGGCCCGCGTGAAGGTCGTCTTCCCTTCGCTGAAAGTTCGGCTCGCGACGAAGGAGACGGCGTGAGCGGTGGCGAGCTCACCGCGAAGGAGCTTGAGGCCTACCGGTCAGGAGACTGGATGGTGCCACGACGGAAGGATCCCAAGACGACGCACTTCCAAGAACTGCTCCGCACGGCGCCGACACGCTGGTTCGGGAGGCACCTGGTTCACATGCCCCCCGACGAAGCGCCATTCATCGTCGTGAAGCGGGTAGACGGAAGGGTGAAGGGCCGGCGGGGCGAGATCCGCATCTGCGCCCGGTGTGGCAAAGAGTACTTCTGGATGGGTGGCGCTCGCGTGGATCAGACCACCTGTTCGCATGCCTGCGCGGGTGATCACGTTCAGAAGACGCGGCACGCTATATCGGTCGCGAAGGGTGGTCCGAAGAAGGAGCAGCTAGACAAGTGGTTCTCCCTGCTTGTGAGGTCGGTGGGAAGCTGCCAGGCATGCGGGTCCACGGAGCGGCTTCAGTGCGCCCATGTGGTCAGCCGACGCTACCTCAGCGTCCGCTACGACTTCGACAACGCGATGTGCCTCTGCTCGTCGTGCCATATGCGGTTCACGCACCGCCCGCTTGAGTGGGAGGAGTTCGTGATCGAGCGCATGGGGGCGGAGCCGTTCGCTGCTTTGAAGCGCCGTGCTTTGGATGGCTACGGACCGCTCGACCGTGCGGCCATCGCGGAACGCCTGTTCGCGCTGGCTCGGGAGAAGGGTGCCAAGATCGGCTCGTTCCCTGGCGTCGGCGGCTTCCCGAAGGGTGGAAACCGCGATGACTGACCAAGCCGAACGCCGAGGAGACAAGGTAGACGTAGCCCAGGTGATCCGCGGCTTCAAGGAACGGCTGACGGCTGCTGAGAGCGACGCTTGGAGGAACGGCGAATGGTGACCGATCGCACCGCTTCCACGTCAGAGGTAGACGCCGCAGAGCTTTGGAAGTGGCTCGCGGTGGAAGTGACGAAGGACCAGCTACCCGCCCTCGCCTCCCTCCGTACCCGCTACGAGAGACAGGCACAGCGCATCGAAGAACTTGAAGCGCACCGCTGCGCCCCGGCCTACGGCGACCCGCTACCCCCTGGCGTGGATATCGTCTTCGAGGAGGACTCATGAGGATGACCCTGAAGAACGCCGCGAGGTTCTGGTCGAAGGTCGAGGGTGCCGACTCTCCCGACGAGTGCTGGGTGTGGATGGCCAACGCCCCTCATGGCTACGGGCAGTTCTGGCTCGATGGTGGACAGCGGTACGCGCACCGACTGGCCTACGAATACGTGATCGGTCCTATCCCCGAAGGCATGGAGTTGGATCACCGTTGCAGGAACAAGCTCTGCGTGAACCCCGCTCACCTGGATGCGGTGACTCACGGGGAGAACATGTGGCGTGGCGTCCGAGCCAAGGCGACCCACTGCAAACACGGCCATGAGTACACCCCGGAGAACACCTACATGGGGCCTCGCAAGAACGGGCAGACGTTCCGCGTGTGCCGTACCTGCATCCGTGAACGGCAACGGGCACGAACGAGGACACGGGCATGAGCGAGAGAACGAGGATCGAGCAGTTAGAGCAGGAGCTAGAGGGGCTGAAAGGCTACCGCGACGTGCTGAACAACAAGGTCGATGCGCTGCTGGCTACGAACAGGGACCTGCGGGCCAAGGTCGAGAGACAGGCACAGGAGCGGGAGGGAGACAAGTGGGCGGTGGGTGACCTCGAACGAGAGATCACCGACCTCAGGGCCAAGGTCGATCAGCTAGAGCAGGAGCGGGACAAGTTGGTGGACCTGCTGGAGGATTCCGAGAACCGGCGCGGTCGGGCAAACGCCGTGCTACTCCGAGCCGAAGCCGCCGAGGCCAAGGTCGAGAGACAGGAAGCGGCGCTACGGGAGCTGAACAAGATTCGGAAGGCCGCGATAGACGACCTCGACGACTGCTGCGGTCCTGCCATGAACCCGACCGAGTGGTCGCCTTGCACCATGCACCAGAACGTAGGCGATGCGCTCGCCCTCGCCGCCCTCGGGGACAACGAGACCCCGAAGCCGCGCATGGAAACGCATCCGTGGGAAGTGGACGAGGGCCTCGGGGACAACGAGAGACCGCCACGACCGGAGCCCTACTACGGCGAGCAGTGGTGCGAACGTGATGGGGTGTGGCACTAGTTGCGGGGCGAGAAGGGGACAGGATGACGCTGTACCAGGTGGACATCACGGAGTCGCTTACGCGCCGTTTCTTCGTCGAAGCCGAGGGGAAGTACGCGGTCGAGGAAGCGGTCGATGGAGGCATCGCTAACGACATCGACCCTACCGACGACGACTACGACCTCGACATCCAGGCGCTACCGGCAGGAGCCAACCCCGAAGGACCGCGTTGGGTCGGTGGACCGGAAGGGAAGTGGGTCGTTCCATCGGGCGAGAAGGGGACGGGATGACGCTAGAGATCGAAGGAAAGTGGTGTCCATTCTGCGAGGGCGGAGGGGTGGACGGTGACGACGCCTGTTCCGGTTGTGGCGGCTCCGGTGCTTGGTTGGATGCTCTAGTGCGGATCGCCGGAGAGCTTGCCGACTGGATGGACGAAAGCGGATACGGGGACGTGGCCCCTCGCCGTGACCTCGCCGTGCTACTACCGCAACGCGCATCCGTGGGCGAGAAGGGGACAGGATGACGCCGCTACTAGGAACGAACGCCCGTTCGGGCTAGACTCCCCTCATGGGCGCATGCCTCTGCGGAAGCACATCCTGCTCCCACCGCCGACGGACCAAGAAGCACGCCGGCCCCCACCCCTACGGCGCCGATCACCAGGAACGGCGACGGCGGATGCTCGAGGCGATCAAGGCAGGACGGCTCCCCGCCCTCTGCCAGAGGTGCGGCCTTGGTCCACGAGCAGGAGACCCTTGGGAAGCCGGCCACGCCTCCGACGTAGCCCTTGGTGGAGGTCCTGAAGTACGCCCTGAACATCGATCCTGCAACCGTAGGGCCGGCGCCGAGCTCAAGGAACGGCTCCGTAAGGCTGAGATCGAGAAACGAGCCCAGGAACGCATAGCGGCGACGTACAGGATGCTGCAGGATGCCTGACCCAACCCCTCACCAGGCCATGCCCTCCCACCCCGCCGTCCTAGGTGAGCGGATCCCCATCACGGACCTCTGCCCAGAATGCGGCGAACTGATCGAGGTCAAGGACGCTCGCGCCATCATCCACGCCCTGCATCTGACCAACGAGTGCAGCCAGATGTCGGGGCTGTTCCCTCAGAGGGGGGAGTAGGTGACCATCCCGCAATGTCGGCAATGCGGGGCGCAGGTAGGCCGGTTCCCCAGCACCGGCAACCCTAAGAAGTTCTGTTCCACGCCGTGTGCCAAGAAGTACCACGCACGGCACCGACCAGCTCGACCCCCCCCTACCTGAGCAGGTCTGCGGATTCTGCGGGGTGGTCTTCGGTCCCACCAGACGAGGGACCAAGTACTGCCCTGACTGCCGCATGAATGAGCAGGGCAGGATGACCACGCTTCGGGTCTATGGCCTGACCAAGGTGGACTGGGACGAGATGATGGTGAGGCAGGGCTACCGCTGTGCGATCTGTAAGCGCAAGCCAGAGCGGTGGGATGTGGACCACAACCATGACCATGGTGGGGTACGGGAAGCCCTGTGCCATGGCTGCAACAGCGGGCTCGGATGGTTCGCTGACAGGGCTGACTGGTTGAGGGCAGCGGCGGCGTACATCGAGCGCCATGATCAGACCAAGTTCAGTTTTCCCCAAAGCGCCGCGGCGAG